CGACTGACGTAGTCAATGTATTAGAGGCAATTATTCGCCAAAATAACCAAGGCATCAACACAGACGTCTACATTGAGCGCATCAGCCGTGAAGACTACCTTAACGTGCCTGACAAGACCACGCAGGCCCGCCCTGCGCAGTTTTACGTAGAGCGCACCAACGTCCCAAAGGTGTATTTTTACCCGGCAGCAGACCAAAACTACACCTTTGTCTACTACCGCATCCGCCGCATTCAAGACGCCGGCGACTATACCAACACCTCCGACGTGAATTTCCGATTCCTGCCTTGCTTGGCGTCGGGCCTGGCTTACTACCTGGCCCTGAAGTTTGCCGCCGACCGCGTCGCAGGGCTCAAGACGATCTACGAGGAGGACTTCCAGCGCGCTGCTATGGAAGATCGAGACACTGCCAGCGTGCAGTTTGTACCGGACTTGGGGGTATGACATGGCCTTTGCGTCAGGCAAGTTTTCCAATGCCCTCTGTGACTATTGCGGGCAGCGGTACAAGTACAACATTTTGCGCAAAAACTGGCGCGGATTTATGGTGTGCCCGGACGACTACGAGCCCAAGGAGCCGCAACTCGAGCCGCTGCGCTACAAGGGCGACGCCATCGCGCTCCGCGATCCGCGGCCCGATCGCATTGAACCGGTGTCCGTCTTTGTTGGCGCACCGGGCTTCACCGCTTTTCAAAGTTACGGCAGCGTGCAAGGCGGCACTAATATGCAGCCGTATGTGCAGGACCAGGCGCTCATTGCGCAGGGCGTTGTCGGCAAAGTGACTGTGAGCATCACATGACCTACAACGAGCTTGTCACCAACATTCGGAACTACACCGAGGTAAACAGCAACGTGTTTACCAGCACTGTGATAGACACCTTCATCACCATGGCGGAGAACCAAATTCTTCGCGAGATTGACCTGGATGTCTTCAAGCTAGAGGTCACGGGCAGCATGACTCAGGGCAATAAGTTCCTGACTGCTCCCACAGACCTCTTGACGCATCGCTACATGATCCTGACGCCGACCAGCGGGGATCAGCTGTTTTTGGATTTCCGCGACACGTCTTTTATGAAAGAGTACTGGGACAATGGCACCACGCAAGGCACGCCCAAGTACTACTCGGTGTGGAATCAGGCCACGTTTTACATTGCGCCCACTCCGAATCAGAACTACAGCGTAGAGCTGGGCTACATCTACCGCCCACCACAGCTCTCGTCGGCCAACTCCACTACTTGGATCAGCAGCAATGCGCCAGAGGCGCTGTTGTACGCTTGCTTGATCCAAGCTTACAGCTATACAAAAGGGCCGGCTGAAATGATGCAGTATTTCCGTGGTGCCTATAAAGAGGCACTTCAGGGCTTGGGCGCAGAACAGCAAGGCCGCCGCCGCCGTGACGAGTATCGTGATGGCATGCTTCGTATTCCACTTAAATCGGATTCACCTGGACCATGATGACCGCACCTTTACCCATGAGCATGGGCAGCGTTTTTGTTCAAACCACGCAAGGGCGTGGCTGGACGCCAGAAGAACTGGCCACGCGCGCTGCCGACAAGATCATCCACATCGGGGACCAGTCGCACCCGGCGGTGCAGGCGCAGGCAAGGGCCTTTAAAGAAAATGTCAAGCAGGTCGTGGCGTTCTATTTAAAAGAGGCGGTTGAACAGGACCGAGCAACTATTGCCTCGCGCCTGCGCGAGGCCGGTCACCCAGACCTGGTTTATTTGTTAGGAGATTTAAAATGAGTTTTTCAGGAAATTTCATGTGCACCAGTTTTAAGGTGGAGCTGATGAAAGCCGTGCATAACTTCACGACCGGCACGGGCAACACCTTCAAGCTGGCCTTGTACGACAACAGTGCGTCGTTCACCGCCTCAACGACCGCCTACACGGCCACCAACGAGGTGGCCAACTCAGGCACCTATGCGGCGGGCGGCGGCACGTTGACCAACGTCACGCCTATAGCCACTGGGACCACTGCGTTTACGGACTTTGCTGACCTGTCCTTTACCAGTGCGACCATCACGGCCTTTGGTGCCTTGATTTACAACGACACGGCTTCGGGCGATCCAACCGTCTGCGTCCTAGATTTTGGTGGTGCAAAGACGTCCACCAGCGGCACTTTTACCATCATCTTTCCAACTGCTGATGCAAGCAATGCGATTATTAGAATTGCATAAGGAGCAGGGGTGGCTGATGCTGTTGTTGCGTTTCAGGGCTGGGATGCGTCTGGTGTAGGCTGGGGAGATGATCCGTGGGGCGAGAGCCTCGCTGCTCTTCCCACGGGCACAGGCACGGTTGGCTCCGTCACAATATCTGCAGCCGCCAGTGTTACGCTGACGGGGCTGTCGGCCACAGGGTCAGTAGGTAGTGTTACGGTTGCCGCCAATGCGGACGTCAGCGTCACTGGGGTAAATGCAACGGGCCAGGTTGGCCAGGTCACCATGGTTGGTGATGCCAACGTGACGGGCACTGGGGTGCAGGGCACCACGGCCATAGGCAGCGTCACGGTGACCGCAGCGGTGAGCGTGGCTGTCACAGGGGTAGTGGGTGTTGGGCAGGTAGGGTCGGTTGTTCACACGGGCGACGCCAACGTCTTCCCGGTCGGTGTGTCAGGGACCACGGCCCTGGGAACAGTGGTCATCAATGCCGACGGGAATGTGGTTGTCGCAGGGCTGCAGGCTGTTGGGGTGGTGAGCAGTGTTACGGTAGCCGCAAATGCAGACGTGTTTGTTACCGGGGTTTCGGCGCAGGGTCAAATTGGGAACGTGCTTGTTTGGGCTGTTGTAGATGACAACCAGACGCCTAACTGGCAAAATGTGGGCAGTTCACAGTCGGTGAGTTGGGTTGCAGTAAATAACGGAAACACCGTGACTTGGGTTCAGATTTTAACGTAGGGGCAAAAAATGGCATCAACATGGTCAGCACTAAAAATAGAGTTGCTTGAGACAGGACAAAACTCAGGTACATGGGGCACGTTAACCAATGTTAATTTGGGTGATGCTGTTTTGGGCGAAGCTATTACTGGTTCCGCCACCGTAGATTTTCCAACGGACGCAGACGTAACGGTCACATTAACGGACTCTGCAACCTCCCAATCAGCCAGAAACCTGCGTTTAAATATTACGGAAAGCTCCACGGGCATAGGCTCAATACGTAGCCTGATACTGGGTTCTGGTTGCCAGATTGAAAAGTTTTACCTCATCAATAACACAGGCACTGGGGCCAAGACGGTCAAAAACACTACAGGCACAGGTATCTCGGTCCCTGCGGGCAAGGCGACGCTGGTTTACAACAATGGCACAAATGTGGTTGATGCAGCCTCGTACTTTACTTCTTTGACTCTGGGTTCCGCCCTCCCGGTAGCTTCTGGCGGCACAGGCGTCACCACAAGCACCGGCACGACAAATGTTGTGCTGTCCAACAGCCCCACGCTGGTCACGCCTGCCCTTGGTACACCATCAGCATTGGTCGGCACAAACATTACAGGAACAGCCACAGCTTTCACTGCAAGCAACGTCACAACCAACGCCAACCTCACGGGCGCAGTCACATCTGTTGGCAATGCAGCATCTCTAGGTTCATTTACCTCGCTGCAATTGCTCACGGCTTTGACAGACGAAACTGGTACTGGCGCTGCTGTCTTTGCTACCTCCCCCACACTTGTTACTCCTGCATTGGGTACGCCATCAGCATTAGTCGGCACAAACATCACAGGTACCGCAACTGCTTTCACGGCTTCTAACGTCACAACCAATGCCAACCTGACAGGTGGAGTAACGTCAGTTGGCAATGCCGCTACAGTTGTCACGAATGCCAATCTGACAGGTGGAGTAACGTCAGTTGGCAATGCCGCTACAGTTGTCACCAACGCCAACCTCACGGGCGACATTACGTCTGTTGGAAACGCCACTACGCTGACCAATGCCCCTGTGATTGCCAAGGTGCTGACAGGCTATGTATCAGGTGCAGGCACAGTGGCGGCGACAGACTCAATTCTGCAAGCAATCCAAAAACTTGACGGCAATAATGCCACTAGCCCCAACCTGACAGGCGCAATCACATCAGTCGGAAATGCAACGTCTTTAGGTTCGTTCACATCGGCTCAACTTGCTGGTGCATTGACAGACGAAACAGGCACAGGCGTTGCTGTCTTTGCTACCTCCCCCACCCTAGTCACCCCCGCACTAGGCACACCATCCAGCGGCACAGTCACCAACCTGACAGGCACTGCGTCAATCAACATCAATGGCACTGTGGGGGCTACAACTGCGACTACGGGAGCCTTCACCTCAGTTACAGCATCCACAACCCTTGGCGTAACGGGCGTATCCACATTTGCCGCTGGCACTGCGGCGCTGCCCAGCCTTACTACTACCGGCGATACCAATACAGGTATCTTCTTCCCTGCTGCTGATACGCTTGGGTTTACTACAGGTGGTAGTGAGCGTTACCGTATAGCTTCTGACGGTAAGCAAACAACAACAGGCTATGTTCAGGTTGATAACAGCACCGCCAATGCTGCGTTCACAATTACCAACACCGGAGCAGGGAATAGTTTTGTTGTTGAGGATTCAGCAAACCCTGATGTTACTCCTTTTTTGGTTGATGCAAGCGGTAACGTTGTCCAAGGATATACCACAGCCGTAAACAACTGGAACGGTGCGCCGGACTTTATAGCAAGCCACTCAAGCGGTAGCAATGCTAAACCAAGTGTTGGTCTTTTCAATTGGTCTAGCAACACTGCTAGAACTGGGTCGTTTAATTTATATAAAAGCGTAAGCAATAGCCTTGGCACACAGGGAATTGTTGGAAACCTGCAACAACTTGGCAGAATTACTTTTTCTGGAGATGATGGAGTAACTTTTATTCGAGGCGCTGAAATTGATGCCTATGTAGATGGAACACCGGGTCTAAATGATATGCCGGGTGGTTTACGATTCAGCACCACGGCTGATGGGGCTAGTACGCCGACTGAGCGAGTCAGGATTGATGCTGCTGGAAACGTGGGGATTGGTGGGACTGCTTCAGCAGATAGTTTGCTAGGGCTTCTTGGGACTTATAAGTCGTCTGCTGCCGTGACACGAGTTGTACGCGCCAATGGAACTATTCCATCGGCTACTACAGGCACGGCGCGAACATTTAGTTCTGAGGTATCTACAGAAGCTGCGGCATTTACGTTAAGTAATCTGCAACATGTTTATGCAAATCAATCAACAATTGGCGCAGGTTCTGCTGTAACCAACCAATTTGGTTTTCTTGCAGAATCAACCCTCACAGGAGCCGCCAACAACTACGGCGTCTACAGCAACATAGCAGCAGCAGCAAACAGGTTTAACTTCTACGCGCAGGGGACTGCGGCCAATCTGTTTACTGGCGTTTCCCAATTTGCAGCAGGCACAGCCGCACTACCCGGCATCACGCAGATTAGTGACTTAAACACAGGTATCTACTTCCCTGCTGCGGACACGCTGGGGTTTACCACTGGCGGCGCTGAGCGAGTCAGGATTGATAGTACAGGGCAGGTTGGGATTGGTGGGACTCCTGTTGCAGGACAAACCCTTTCTCTTACTAAATCTGTTACAGGCGGAACAACGGCAAACGTGCTTTTTAATTCCGCAACTATTGCGTCAGATGTGACAAGTGTATCTCGCGGGTATTTTTCTTCTTTTGCCACGGTCGCGGCTGCGTTTACTTTAGCTACGTTGGAACACTTCAGGGCTAACCAATCAACCATTGGCGCGGGGTCTGCTGTAACACAGCAGTTTGGATTCAACGTAGACAGCACCCTCACTGGAGCCACCAGCAATTACGGTTACTACAGCTCCATAGCATCAGGCACTAACAGATTCAACTTCTACGCAAGCGGGACTGCGGCTAATTTCTTTGCTGGAAATGTAGGTATTGGAGCGGCACTTACCAATGTTAGCCTATACAACACTCGAAATATTAGCGGAAACACTCAGTCTTATGGCAACTACACGCAAGCTACTATTCAGTCGGATGTTACCAGCTCCGCAATTGGTCATCGGATAGATTTAAGCACGGTAGCTGCGGCTTTTACTTTACCCAATTTATATAATTTTTACGCTGGGCAAGGGACAATAGGTGCTGCCTCCGCAGTAACAAACCAATATGGTTTTATTGCTGAATCGACTTTAACCGGAGCCACAAACAACTACGGCTTTTTCAGCAACATAGCAGCAGCAGCTAACAGGTTCAATTTTTACGCTGCCGGAACTGCGGATAACTTTTTTAATGGAAGCGTGGGGATTGGGGCAGCAGCAAGCGCTTTTTCCAAAACACTGATTGGCGGTACTTTACCTACTTCGTCACTAGTGTCGCAAGCTGTCCGAATTACAGCGACTATCCCAAGTGGGTCAACAACTAGCGCAACAATCTTTGAATCAATTCCTATAACAGAAGCAGCGGCCTTTACGCTTTCAAACCTGCTGCATTTTAGCGTAAATCCGCAGACATTTGGCGCAGGGTCAACAGTGACAAACCAGCAGGGTTTTACTGCCGCTACAACTCTCACCGGAGCCACAAACAACTACGGTTTCTACAGCAACATAGCATCAGGCACCAACAGGTTTAACTTCTACGCTAACGGGACTGCGCCGAATTACTTTGCAGGGAGTGTGGGGATTGGTTCAGCCCCTGCTAGCGGATACACGCTTGATGTATATGGTACTGCTGCTATTTTGGGGAATGGCTTTTCCAACGGAACGCTAACTGTAGGTGCGTTTAACGGCGTGTCTTCTGTCCTAGAGCTAAAGGCTGGCTCAAACATCATCTTCACTACATTCAACGGTTCGTTTGGCGAACGCTTTAGGATTTCCACAGCCGGTTCCTCAATTCTCGGTATCGGCACAGCAATCCCCGCAGGCGGTACAGCAGGCTTCGGATACTGCGCAACCTCTACAGCCAACTTTGGCGTCTTCTTTGGCTCCGGTGCGCCAACTCTTTCAGCCGCCAAAGGCTCACTCTATTTACGCTCAGACGGTTCAACCACCACTGACCGGATGTACGTGAATACCAACGGTAGTACCACTTGGACTAACGTAGTCACATCAGCTTAAATCATGGAACAAATCACCTTAACCCTCACCCCCCAAGAAGCACAAGCAATCCTGCAAGTGCTGGGCGAAATGCCCACAAAATCAGGCGCTTTTCCTCTGCTGCAAAAACTGGCAGAGCAAGTGCAAACCCAAACCAAGAAGGAGTAAATCATGTCCAACACCTACGAATATAAAGTAAATAATCTCATCCGCAACCCGGAGGGCATTGTCGTCACGGCGCAGTTTAGTATTACTGCAAGTGACGGGGTTGATAGCTTCACGCACACTTACAATTTTGGCTTTGCTAACAAGCCTGTTACACCGACTGCTTTTGCAGACCTTACAGAGGCTAAGGTAATCGAATGGATTAAGCGCGACTCAGGTGCTGAGAATCAGCATGAGGCAAGCGCAGACGCAGAACTAGCAGCTTGGAAACTTCGCAAAGCCGCGCCCGTGGTCACGGCTGGAGTGCCTTGGTGATTGAGAAGATGATTAGCGAGACTGAGGCCAAGCTGGCTACGCATGAGGCCATCTGTGCCCAGCGGTACGAGGTTATCCAAGCGCGATTTGATGCTGGTTCCAAGCGCATGGCAAAGATTGAGTACCTGTTGTACATCGTGATTGCCGCCGTGCTTTTCGGCCCGGGAGTAGCTGCTGACCTCGTCAAGAAAGTATTAGGGTTGTGATGTGGACTTTTTCGACATCCTTGCGAAGTCATGGCCCATCCTGCTGGCAATCATCACGCTGATCATCGTATTGGCTAAACTCGATTTGCGGGTGGCAGTGCTGGAGGAGAAGGTAAAACAACTGTTTGAGATGTGGAACAAGAAATGAAAGCCAAGCTCACTTTCTTCGTTACGCTCATGGTCAGCATGACTTTGTGTATTGTTGTCTTAACAATGTCGAGTGTCATGCTGCTTGGACTGTTTGACGAGAAGGTGGACAACAACAAGATTTTTGAACTTGTTGGCCCTGCATTTCAAACCATTGTTGGCGGCTTCATTGGCCTGCTTGCTGGCGTCAAACTATCGCATGAGGACGAAAAAAAATGCTAACCCTACTCTCAACCCTGATCAGCTTTTTGGCTGGTGGCCTACCCAAGCTGCTGGGTTTCTTCCAAGATCGTTCGGACAAAAAGCATGAGTTGACGATGGCTCAGATGCAGATTGAACGTGAGCTTGAGCTACGCAAGGCTGGCTTTGAAGCCCAGCAGCGGGTGGAGGAGATTAAGGTAGAGGGCCAAGCCATTGAGGCAGAGGCATCAGAACGGGCTGCACTGTACGCACACGACATTGCCATAGGCCAAGGGGCTAGTCAGTGGATGGTCAACCTGCGCTCCGGTGTGCGCCCGATACTGACCTACGGATTCTTCGCCCTGTTTGCTTTTGTGGAGATTGGCGGCTTTGTGTACGCATGGCATCGGGACATTGCCTTTGATGTGCTGATTGCCAAACTGTGGGATGCCGATACCCAGATCATCTTTGCCAGCATCATCAGCTTTCACTTCGGTGGACGGGCGTTCAAAGGTGGCAAAGATTGAAAGTCTCCGACCGCTGCAAGGAGATGATCAAGCACCACGAAGGCGTGCGGTACAAGCCGTACCGTTGCCCAGCTAGGCTCTGGACTGTAGGAGTTGGACATGTTTTATACCCGGATCAAGGACGTTTACCACTGGATCAAAGAGACGCTTTCCCGCTTGCGCCGGAGGATAACCGCGCATTTTCAAAGGCTGAGGTAGATGGAACCCTTAGTTTTGATCTCCAGCGATTTGAAGTTGGGGTCGCCCGACTTTTTCCTCTGGTGCTTACCGCAGGTCAAAATGACGCTCTTGTCAGCTTTAGCTTTAATTTGGGTTTGGGGGGCGTACAGCGAAGCACCCTCCGTCAGAAAGTTCTTCGGGGCGAGACGCAAGAAGCTGCCGACGAGTTCTTGAAGTTTACGAGGGGCGGGGGTAAAATCTTGCCGGGTCTAGTCAAGCGCCGCAATGACGAACGTGCCCTGTTCCTGTCTTAGATTAGGATTCACATGAAAAAAGGTAGTTCTCAGCCTGGGGTAGTCAAAAAAGCAGCGGGGGGAGGTTTGTATGCCAACATCGCCGCAAAGAAAAAACGCATTTCAGCCGGCTCTGGCGAGTCAATGAGAAGCCCCGGCTCCAAGGGCGCGCCTAAGAAAGCTGACTTTGCCAATGCGGCTAAAACTGCCTCGTTCAAAGAGGGCGGCACGGTCAACGCTGCGGGCAACTACACCAAGCCTGAACTGCGTAAGCGTATTTTAAACAGCGTCATGGCGCAAGAAACCCAGGGCACGGGCGCTGGAAAATGGTCCGCGAGAAAAGCACAGTTGGTCGCCAAGAAGTACAAAGCTGCAGGTGGCGGGTACAGGGACTGACATGAAAGCCCCGCAACAGTCTCTGAAGAATTGGGGCGACCAGAAGTGGCGCACCAAGTCCGGTAAACCGTCGAGCAAGACGGGGGAAAGATACCTACCTGAGGCCGCAATCAAGAGCCTTAGCCCTAGCGAGTACGCTGCCACAACCAGAGCCAAACGAGCAGGAAAAGCCGCCGGAAAACAGTTTGTAAAGCAGCCTAAAACAATTGCAAAGAAAACAGCGGGGTTCCGATAATGGCATTGTTACGACTCCCCTTTAAGCCAGGCGTTGACAAGCAGAACACCGAGTACGGTGCGGAAGGCGGCTGGGTGGACAGCGACTACGTCCGGTTTCGCTACGGCCTGCCGGAAAAACTAGGTGGGTGGACGGACTTCGATGAAACTGCTGTTAATTTTGTAGGGTTAATCAGCGACATTTTTACTTGGAATGGACTGGACGGCGAGCCCTATGCGGCTATTGGGACCAACCGCAAGGTCTATGCGTTTTACGGAGGCACATGGGCCGATATCACCCCCATCCGCGACACAAACTCCGTCACTTTTACCACTGTCAATGGCAGCACTACGGTGACTGTTAATGACACTGCTCACAGCGCAATTGCAGGGGACTTTGTCACCATAAGCGCCACCACAGGCAACCCGGGTGGCATACCCAATGCCTCTTTGAACAATGAATTTGAAATTCAATTTATTCTCAATGCCAACACCTACACCATTATTTCGCCAACTGCCGCAACCTCCACGGCATCCACGGTTGGAACGGCAACCGCCACCTATCAACTCAACGTCGGCAGCGATGTCAGTTTTGTGGACTTTGGCTGGGGTGTTGGCACCTGGGGCTTAAGTACCTGGGGGACGCCCCGTCCTCCTTCCGCGGCGCTTTCCCTGTTTGCACGAGCATGGCAATTTGACGCGTATGGAGAAACCCTTATTCTTCAGCTGGTGGATGGCGGCGTTTATGAATGGCTACCAAGCACGGGCCTTGGTACGCGGGCCACGGCCATTGCCGGCGCTCCAACCAAGAACAAATATGCGTTGATCTCCACCCCGGACAGGCACCTGGTGTGTTTTGGCACTGAGTCCACCTTGGGCAGTCCAACCACCCAGGACCCCATGTTTGTGCGGTTTTCAGCGCAAGAGGACATTAGCGACTTTGTGGCCACAGCAACCAATACCGCGGGCGGGCAGCGCCTGGCTGACGGAAACGAGATTCGCACAGCCTTGCGCTCACGTGGCCAAATTCTCATTTGGACGGACACCTCCCTGCATGGCCAACAGTACCTTGGTCCGCCCTACACTTTTGGCTTTCAACAGCTAGGAGCCAATTGCGGGGTCATTGGCCCCCATGCGGCTGTTGACGTTAACGGTGTAGCGTATTGGATGAGCAGTGATGCAATTTTCATGTTTGACGGCACCGTTAAAAAGCTGCCCTGCACAGTGCAGGATTACGTGTTTGGGGACCTTAACCTTACCCAATCCACTTCGGTATCTGCAGGAATAAATTCCCAATTCAACGAGGTGACGTGGTTTTACGCCACATTGGACAGTAATTACGTTAACCGGTTTGTAACCTACAACTACCTGGAAAACGTCTGGTCTATTGGCACAATGGCACGCACGGCGTGGACAGATGCCAGTACCTTTGCGAAGCCCACGGCCAGTGAGTACAGCCCCACGGATACGGCCAGCACCATCAGCACCATCTACGGGCTTACAGCGGGCCGCAGCCAGCTGTACAGCCAGGAGACCGGAGTAGACGCTAACGGGTCTGCAATTGACGCCTTTGTGTACTCAGGCTACTTTGATATTGGCGACGGGGATCAGATGCTGCTCATGCAGAAATTTATCCCCGACTTCAAGCGTCAGGTGGGCAACATCTCTGTTCAACTGCGCTTACGCGCCTACCCACAGGCCACCGCGGTCCCCAGCTCCTTGGACCCGTATGTCATTGCACCCGGTACGGAGTTCGTCAGCACGCGCGCGCGGGGCAGACAGGTGCAGTTGCGGATTGAAAGCGATGAGATAAGCAGCTTCTGGCGCTTTGGCACGATGCGCGTGGACATCCAGCCGGACGGAATTCGATGAGCAAAATCACCAACGTCCGCCTGCCCAACGCAACTCAGTCGGGCTATGACCCACAGCAGTTCAACCAGCTTGTGCGATCGCTTGAGCAGGTCATCCTGCAACTCAACACCACCTACACGCCTGTTGTAACCGAGAACAAGGATCAGGCGCAATCCTGGTTCCTTGGAAAATAATGTCAAACGCATACAAACGCTTTAAAGCTACGCCGTCCGCAACCATACCGTTGATTGTGTTAACGGTTCCTGCGGCCACGACAGCCATTGTCAAGTCTATTTGGGTAGCAAACATAGGCGTAACCAGCACCAACATAACGGTTACATTTGCTCCTGACGGGGCTGGAACGCACTACCTCGTGCCCTTGGAAGCGCTGGCCCCAAACAAGTATGTAGACCTCTTGGCCGGTTGGAACGCGGGCCCCTTGGTGTTTGAGGAATACGATGAGCTGTTTGTCACCTCTTCGCAAGATTATGTTTATGTGACCGTGAGCGCGCTTTTGGTGGACAGAAGCTAAAGCTTTAAGGGATAATCGGCTCAAATTCGCGTCCTTTCCCGGCGCGCGGCCCGTGAGGCCTTTGGCAAAAATTGGAAAGGACTATCATGGCAGATGAAGGAATCATGGCCCTGCCTCAGGGCATGGGCATGCAGGACAAGCAGCCGCAAGGGCAGCAGCCTACCGTGACGAGCGCTGACTCGTATGACGCCGCGCAAACAGCCCTTGGGAGGGTCAATCCGGGGGAGCAAGCCGCTCTGAAGGAGGCGCTGCGACAGAATATCGGCAACCTTCAGTTGACGCCCCAGCAGCTTGACGCGCTCATCCAGGTCTTTGAGTACGTCAGCCAACATCCTGGCGACTACAAAAACCTGCTCCAGAAGATGCTTGAAGCGGGGGTCCTCGATGAGGGGGACATGCCTCCTGAGTATGACCCGGAATTCATCGGCGCGATGCTGGCGGTCTTGAACGAGATGCAGCAGATGCAAGCCGCTGGCGCTCAAGAGCCCATGGACCTGTCTCCCGTTGTTCAGGGCCTTCAGCCGATGGGCATGGCCAGTGGCGGCTTGGCAGATATCGGGCAGTACCTTGCCTCCAAAGGCCGTGGCGGCGACAGCATGCTGGCCCACATCAACCCCGAAGAAGCTGCGATGCTCAAGCGCCGTGGCGGCTCCGGCACGATCAACCCGAATACGGGCCTGCCGGAATTTAAAGAGGGCTTTCTTGGTGGTGTTTTTGACGCTATTGGGGGCGCACTCAAAGGCGTCGCCAACGTCGCCAAAGACCTGCTGCAGAGCCCTGTTGGGCGCATCTTGGGCACCGTTGCGTTGGCCACGGTCCTCGGACCAGCAGGCGTGGGCCTGTCCATGGGCGTGGCAGGTGGATTAGCCGGGGCTGGCACTTCGCTGTTGTCTGGGGGCTCTGTCAAAGAGGCTTTGATCTCCGGTGCCATGGGCTACATCGGCGGCGGCGGCACGGTCATGGGCGTAAATCCCGTTGAGACTGTTGGCAGCTATCTCCCCGGGGCGGCCGGCACAGGCATTGGCGCAGCTGGCGGCGCGTTGAACACAGGCCTGGCCACAGGCCTGATTGGCGCAGGCATCGGCAAACTAGGCGGCATGAGCACCGAAGACGCCTTGAAGATGGGCCTTGTATCGGGCGTGTCGGCTGGGGGCATGAAAGCCTTTGGCGGCATGAGTCCTGATGACTACCAGACAAGTACCGAGATATATAAGCGGGGCATGAACGGGGACACCGCTGCATTAAAAATTTATGAGGGAGGTAATGTTGCAGAAATGAAGGCTTATCTTGCCAACACTCCCGCTCCCGTTTCTATCATCCAACCCAACCCGGTAACTGCCCCCGCGCAGTCTTCGCTTTTTCCAGGCGTAACCCCAGCAACGAATGCTGAATTTCCAGGCGTACCTCCAGCAACGAATGCTGAAATGGCAAGTCTAGCTCAACGCTATCCCGCAGCAATGTCTGCCAGCGGCAACGCAGTGCCCTCTCCCAACTCTGCTGACATTTACAGCAGATTAGCGCCGGGCGAGCTAAGTAATAGCCCGTATCAAAGCAGCCTTCGCAGCATCCCTGCCGCTCCTGCCGCTGAACCAACCGGCTTCTTTGACAAGGCGCTCACGGGCGCTGGGAACATGTACGACACGTACCTTTCCCCGGATCGGGCCGGCCTGCCAACGGACGTGAGTTTTTTCCGCAAATACGGGCCATTAGCGGCGGCAGGAACGGCAACTATAGCGGCGTTTGGAGGCATGGATTCCAGTCCTGCCGAAATAGACCCAATAACGGCCGGGGAAAGAGCGCGCTACGCGGAATCTAGGCAGCGTGCCAAAGCACGGCGAGAACGTATGGCGAACTATGGTCTAGAGGGAAATAGGCCTATCGCGCCGTTGATTTACGCAGCAGATGGCGGTATTGTGACCGCCAGGAAAGTAAGGCATCTTTACGAGGGCGGCGATGCTGCTGGCTATGGCTACGGTGAAGGCGAAGGAGCAGCCCAAGGCTCTGGTATGGGCGGCTATGGAAGTTTAGGTGAAGGATATGGCGACCTTGGCGATTATGTTACCGCTTCACAGACTTCAAACACAACAAGAGGCACCCCTATTTTTGATAGTGTCATGTTAAACCAAGCCAACTCCCCGGTTGTTGCAAACGCATACAACAACGCTGTTATGACAAGATCACAAGATCAAGACAGAAACATGATGGGAAATCTTTATGGCTACCAAGATGCCCAACAGGCGAGAGATGCCTACGACTCGTTTGTTGCTGAACAAGGCATGAGACATGAGGGGGCGGATGGCCGCGCCAAAGGCGGCTACATAGGACGGTTTAGTGAAGGTGGCGATGCTGGCGAACGCAAGCGGCTTGCTCAAGAACGGCGAGCGGGCTATGGCCTGGAGGGAAATCTGCTTGATACAGCACTCGAACGGGCGCGCACGGGCAATGTAGCAAGACCGTTTGAGGAATATTTTGGTGGTGTAAACAACTCCGGTGATCCACGCGGACCAGGCACTGATAACACTGGTGATGGTCAAACATTCTACGGCGGCCTTGCTAATCTGGCAGGTGAGGCCAATCGAGCAGGGTTTACTGGGATTGGCGGTCTCTTGGCGGCTGGCCTACCAGTAGGTGCGGAGTATAAAGGTGGGACTCTTACGGCAGCAGATATAGCTGCACTTTCAAACTATGGCGGTCAACCCGACGGTTTTACAGGTGCTGATAGCTATGGCGGTGGGTTTGGCCCATCTACTAGCGGCGGAATGGCCAAAGGCGGCCCCGCCAAAATGACACGATTCCCCCGCCGCGACGGCCCCATCAACGGCCCCGGCACCGGAACTTCCGACGACATCCCGGCCATGCTGTCTGACGGTGAGTTTGTTTTCACCGCCAAAGCGGTACGCAACGCCGGAGGCGGCAGCCGCCGCAAGGGCGCGGCTCGCATGTACAAACTCATGAAGAAGCTCGAAGGCGGAGCCGTTAAGGGGAATTAAATGGCAGAGAACATATACTCAACTCAAGTAATCCGCGAAGCGGAGGAAATTGAAGACTACAAGCTCAAGCTTTTAGAAGAGGCGGAGAAGTTAGCGTACAACGTCAATCGCCCGACACTTAGCAGCCAACTCCCCGGTTATCAAGTAGCTGGTTTTACCAAGGCGCAACAGGACGCCTTGGATGCAGCTAAGGCCCGGGGCATAGGTTCCTTTAATCCTTACATGACCAATGCGGATACGGCATTTGGCAGCGCATACGACACCACCGGAGAAGCCGCCGCCATCCTGCGTGATGCGGACACCCGCTATCAGTTTGAAGGCGCTGGAGGCGCTTTGCGCGCAGCAAGTGGGGCCACGGGCAATATCACCTCCGGCATCGGGCAAATCGGTCAGGGCCTGGGCTACCTCGACCTGGCCGGGCAGCGCGCAGCTGCGTCCGATACCACTGGGCAGTTTGGTGATGCCCGAGCAGACCTGAACACGGGCCTCGGAGCGTTGGCCACGGGCCAGAACATGGCAGCACTGTCCAGCCAAGCTGAACTGGGCCCTGCAACTGCAGCCATTGCCCAAGGCATTGGCGGCCTGACTCAAGCGCAGCAGTTGGCACTGGGCTCTGGCGCAGCGGACTTCAGTGGCTCTCAGGCCCTGATGGGGCAAGCGGCCGGGCAGCTGCAAAATGCACAGCCTCAGTTTGGCCAAGCCAATCAGGCAATTGGTTACGGTCTTGGCCAAGGCCAGCGCGCCGTTGGCATGGCCTCTCAAGCAGCGCGCCAACCCGGGTTTATCGCACAAAACGTGGCCCTTGGCCAAGCCACGGACGCAGCACGGCAGGCAGGACCCTCTGATTTCAGCGCAGTAAACGAAAACCTTCGGGGTGCCGGCCAAACAGCTGCCCAGGCCTCCAGCATGGCCAGTCAAGCGGCACAGCAGGGGGGCTTTGGGCAAGGCGTAACCAGCGCCTACGAGGCTGCACAACAAGCACGCCTTGCGGCCGCGCAGCCCGGATTTAACCAAGCACAGGGCACAATTCAACAGGGCATTGGCCAACTTGCCGGCGCAACTCAGGGCTACAACCCTGCCTCGGCCCAAGCGTTTATGGACCCCTACCGCCAGCAGGTCATCGACGAAACGATAAAGCAAATGGATCGCCAAAGCGCGATCGCCGGTCAAGGCTTGGCAGCGCAGGCAATCAGGTCGGGTGCGTTTGGGGGAGAACGCGAAGGCGTGCAACGCGCTGAGATGCAGCGCAACTTGCTGGACCAAAAGTCAGCGGCAATTGCTAATCTTCTGTCGCAAGGATACTCCCAAGCGCAGGCGAATGCCATGGCGTCTTTTGAGCAGCAGCAAGGCCGGCAAATGCAGGCGGGTCAAGGCATTGGTCAACTGGGAGGACAGCAGGCCTCTGTTGCTGCACAGCAGGCCGGTCTTGGCCAAAATGCCGCGCAGCAACTTGCCCAAGCCGCTCAGTTACAGACTCAAACGGCCGGCCAGCAGGGTCAATTGGGCATGCAAGCCGCGCAGCAGCAGTTTCAAGAAGCCGGGTTTGATGCCCAAACTGCCATGCAAATGGCACAGTTGCAGCAAGCGCAGGCCAGCCAAGCCGGGCAGCAGTCTCAGCTAATGCAGGGCATCGGCAGCATGTACGGCCAGTCGGCTCAGGCACAGGGCCAATTGGGTCAGCAGGCCGCTCAACTGGCCGCTCAACAGGGCCAATTGGGACTGCAGGCAGGGCAGCAATTCGGCGCACTGGAGGCACAGCGTGCGCAGTTTGGACAGGCAGGTGCGGGGCAGCTGGCCAACATCGGCCAACAGGTGGGCGCACAGGCCGCGCAACAGGCTCAGTTGGGTCAAGCAGCAGCAGGCCTCTACGGCAATTTGGCGCAGCAGCAAGCGGCCGTCGGACAGGGCCTCGGTCAGTTAGGCGTGCAACAAGCTCAGTTGGGCCAAGGCGCAGCAAACATCTACAGCCAAGCAGCGCAGCAGTACGGGAACTTGGCGTCTCAAGGCGGTGCATTGGCAGGACAAGAGGCGTCAATCAACCAAAACATCGCCAACTTGATGATGCAACAAGGCCAAGCGCGCAACCAAGCCGCTCAAACGGCAGCGGGCATTTACGGGCAGCAGGCCCAACAGTACCAAGGGCTTGGCCAGAGCGTTGGCCAACTGGCTGGGCAGCAGTTTGGCATTGCCCAACAGCAGGCTCAAGGCCTTGGCCAACTGGCTGGGCAGTTTGGACAACTGGGCGTGCAGTCTGGCGCTTTGGGTCAAACTGCACAGGCCCTGCAGCAAGGCGACGTCAACTTCCTGTACAACACCGGGCAGGCCCAGCAGGCCCTCGACCAACAGAAGCTTGACGCGCAACGCGCAACTACGTTGCAAACAGTCTACGCGCCGTATCAGCAGGCCGGCTTCTTGTCGGACATCTACAAGGGCGCGCCGTCTTCGCAGATGTTGACGTCTGCGGCAAGTCAGCCATCGGCAAGCCCGTTCCAACAGGCCGTGGGCATTGGTTTGGGAGCAATCTCAACTGCCGCTGGCGCGAAAAAAGCGGGTCTTTTTTAAGAGGTCAACATGAACAAAAAAATGATGCGCGAAGACGACGATGTCGAAAACATAGGGATCATGCAGGGGTTAATGGACTCCCTGATCGCCGACGAGGATGATAGCGACGAGGATGATAGCGAGGGCGGGGAAAGCGCTGCAATGATGATGGAGCGCCGTCCTAACTCCCCTGAAATCCTAATGAACAACCTGCGGGGCGACATGCGCTCTATTGACGCTCGTCGTGACGAACTGGCTGACCTCGTAGGCTACCAGGCTGCTACAGAGACGCCTGAGCAGGTGCTGGCAATGCTGCAGCCTATCTTGGCGCAGCAGGGCGGTGGCGGGATTGGCGTGTTGCCCCAATCACAGCCCATGGCCCAAG